GGCAAAGAAATCTGATGGTGTTGAAATAACTGAGGAAGAAGTAACAGAGGCTAACAAGATCATGACCAAAACATGAAATGCCACATCTGTAAGAAAGAATCAACACCATTAAAGGACATTATGGAATCTCAAGGGGGTTCTTATATTGTAATGTGGTGGTGTTATAATTGTGAGGTAGAAGTGAACGAACAATGATACCTGAAATCTGCTACTGGGACCATACTGAACATAAGTTAGTTGGGAACATAGGAAATAAGGTCAGACAGTTTCTAAGAGAGAAGAAGATCCAGGCAACATCTGATCCTGACATATTCTTAGTTCATCCCTGCAAGGGTAGATATATAACTCACACTGTTGATATGTGTAAGGGAACTTGCACCTGCCAACGTAATACAAGTATGCATCTTGAATGCAGTCATTATCAAGCTGTCCGGTTGTTCAGGCAACAGGTACTTGATGGTGGAAGAAACTTATATGAATTTATAGGGGGACAAAAGAAAAATGGAATTGAAAGTACAGATGGTTAGAGAACCAAGGAAAGCTGTGGAAATTACAAAGTTCAGCGTTGAGATCGTGAAAGATTTTGGCTGGAAAGTTAGGTACACAGAAGATCAAATGACTGAGATCAAAGCAAGACTGACAAAGAAGATTCAGAACTCTAATGATTGGATACATATCTTATACCAATCAGTATGGGAACGGATGCAAAGCTATGGTCCAAAGCTTGAAAGGTTTAATCCTGAATGGCTACAACCTACTGAGGAAGTCCTGATTGCCTTCTGCCAATCTCTAAGAGAAATGATGGGGCTTGATCAGGTTAAGGTAAAGCAAAAGAAACTACCAAAATGATGCAAAACACCCGTGCGAAAGCATATAGATTTGTGAGGGAAGGAGATGTTACTCTCCACAAGGATAGCATCTCTCCTCACTATTTTCATTTTGATGTAGATGGCACGGATGTATACAGAAGGATAGATTCACACGGGAATATATCTTGGATCTGTAATGCTGTCAGTGATAAAGGAAAAGAACCATGGGGGTGCGTTATGAGTACCAAGAACCGAACAATACCAACGTGCAGTCATACATTATCTGCAAAGTTATATCTTGAAATCATATTTCGGAGGGAGTACAGTGAAGATAGTTGAACCATTACAAAAGAAGCATCATTTCCTGAAGGAGACATTCCATCGGACTTGTCCATATTGCCTAAAGAAGTTCACAACTGACATTAGGAATAAGTATTTCTGTTGCTGGATACACGGCCAACGTATGTGGCAGATTGAAAACAGTAAGGGTGGCAAGCTCAAAGGCCGTGAAAGAGTAATCTGGGAGGAGTACCATGGTCTTAGGTAATCCAATGGATGGTGAAAATTATCCTGGTCCGACGTGCAGGTTATGTAAAGTTTCATTTGTAAAGCATAGGAAAAGGCAAAGGATTTGTCCTGAGTGTAGGGGGATGAATCCAGCAGCATTCACAAGAAAGTATGGTATGAGCAAGGATGATATGTTGAGAAGCTTATACGAACCAAGGGAGGATAAACATGATTAGATTTTACGTTGTCCAATGTCCTAAGTGTGTCAGGTACTCAGTGAGTCTAACAAAAAAGAGTCTGAGGAATGCACACTTCGAGTGTAAGTATTGCCATGCATTTCATGTGGCCATCCACAAAGATAAGCCAGGTCTTCAGTTGAAGTTCAAAGGACCGTATGAGAGTGGCAAACACGCAGCAGTAGTCTGTCAAATACTAAATCAAGAGCGAGGATTAAACTATGAAAAAATCAGAGAGAAGACAAAGACGGCAAGATGTACGTTACGCAGTCCTGAATCAATTTGTGAATTCAGTGAAGTGCAGCCACGCACCGGCAGAGAAAGCACCACATAGACAAGTTAAGTGGTGGCTTGCACAGTTCTGTTTAGATAACAATCTACACTTTTCAACTGAGGCAACATTCAAAGGTGGCGGTAGAGCTGACTTCATTGTAATGGATTGGAAGATCATATTTGAGGTCTTAAGCTCTGAGAAGATCAAGAACCTTGACACAAAGAACTATCCGTTACCAGTGATCCCTGTGCCTGTGACTATTACTGAGGCCCAGATTGATGCCATGATGCAGCAGTTGTTTATCACTGACGGTGGTGTGTGTGAGTATTATCAAAAGCTGATGAGGGAAGAACATGGAAAATAAATATGTTGAGACAAGGGATATAAAGTATGGATGCGGTTGCGTTCATGAGATTGGAAGATTGAAGCATGGCGTTTATTGGGAATCAACGGGCAAAGCTGTACGGTGCAATAAAGCACATTGATGAGGGAACAATGAAGCTAAAGAACTATACCACCTCTGTGCCTGTGGTTAGGAGCATTGCTGAGATTGAGAAGATACTGATTGACTTTGGATGTACACAGATAATGAAGGAATATCTCAGTGATGGTACAATAACCACTTTGATCTTTAGGTTACAAGATAAGGGGTTCAAGATTCCTGCAAATGCTGATGGTGTTTTATATACATTATACAAAGCTGGTAAAGAAACAAAAGCGAGGAGAGAGAGAGCATATAGGGTTGCTTGGCGAATAATTAGAGATTGGGTCCATGCACAATTAAGCATGATTCTAAGCGGTCAAGCTAAACCTGATCAAGTACTCTTGCCTTATATGTGGGACGGGAAAAAGACTTTTTATGAGGCTTATCAGAAAGGAGAATTGAAGCTTGAGGATCAAAGTGTACATCCCAATGCAATTCAACAATGAATGTTTAGGTTGCGTATACTATTGGGATGCCAGGGAAGAACCTTGGTGTCACAAAGGTGAGGACGGTTACTGTAGGAAGGAGGCGAAGAACGATGGGAATGGATAAGATTGATTATGATTTGCTGGTATATTTGATTAAGATCTATTTTGTGTTTGTAGGTCTCTTGATGATGGTAGTGATACTTATGCCGGTGGGACAATGATATACAAAGAAGATCTGATACTGATTATCGGCGTAGTATTCTGTATCTTGGGAGGGTTCATAGGTGGATCCTGGTTCTCACATTATTTCATCATTGACTGTCAAGAGATACAGTTTGGTCAGGAGAAACAGTTTGATGATATTACATTCTTTCAAGATGCAGCAAGAAGGTTTGCAGATAACCATACCTATGAGATATATGAATATGATTGTGTACCTTACTCCATTGATTTTCAAAGTACTATGAATCATTTAGGATACAATGTTGGTACCAAAATCGGATGCAAAGATAGAGGATTACCTAACGAATCATGTCATATGTGGAATACTGTCATATTTGAGGTAGAGAGTATCACTGGTGCAATTGAGACTGAATTACATGAGGTGTTAGTTCCCTATACTGGAGAATATCAATCAATCCCTCTGAATATGTCTTTGAATGATTCAGAAGTACAAGAAGCATTTGAAAACCAGAACGAGGCGAACAAATGACAATAAAAGATATTAATATTGATAGGAAAGATGTCAGTCTAACTATAAGAGTGTTCAAAGAGGGTATAACCTTTTTTATTACTCCCAAGAAGCGTTTATATGTTGGCTATGCTAAAGCTATACAATTAACAGCAAACGAATTAAAAAAACTATGGGAGACATTGGAGGAGGGGCGACCATGATAAGTAAAACAACAGAACCAAATAGTAATGGTTGGAACTATACTTTTAGAAAAAGAAAGGATGGAACAATTATTATTATTCAGAAAAATCTTTCCCGTAAAATACATCGAGTAACTCATATATTTGGTAAAACTTTACCAGTTTTTTATGAAGTTATAGGGGGGAGACCATGAAAAAAGAGAAGGCGAGCAAATGACTGTGGTTAGTGAAGATGGATATCTTATTCGTAAATTCAGATATGGAAAAAAAAAAACAAGATTAGGGGTATGGTGTGATTGGTTTTTGGTTAAGCATAAAAGGGGTAATACGGGATATGTCTGTATTTCTACAATAACTTTGCCACCAGAATATATTGGAAAGAAAATCAAATTTAAAATTGAAGTTGTTGAAGGGGGCCGACCATGAATCTTGCTGAGAGCATACAAACCTATGGAATAGTCCAAAATCAGGTGCGTGATTATCTGAGTAATTTAGTTCGCAGAGAGCTAAGGAGGAAAAAACATGAAAGGAATGATTTGTTTGGTAATGTTGCTACTGATGGCAGCAGGAGTCAGTGCGATAGATTATAGTACTGATCCAATGGAACTGTTACAAAGTTATATCTCTGAGAATGAGGGAGCTTGGACCCAGGACAATTTGGGTGGCACCAGTAAGAGAGCCGTGAGCTATATGCTAACCGGTGATTCTAATTGGTATTTGTATGGGTATACATTCATGCCATTTATGGAAAGTGTTTGTGCTGCACGTGATGAAGTTGTCTTGAAGGAAGTCTACAAGAACCGAGCTATGCTTTATATGCTATTCAACAATGTAGCTTATGATGAAGCACTGATTGAACTGACAGCTGAAAGACTAATGAGGCAGAGATGATGAATTATCATAAAGTAGAAGAACGATTGAGGACTTTAAGTTCAGAGGACTTTGTGTTTGGTGACGAACCAGAGAGGATTATAAACCAGCTTAGAACACTGAGGAAAGACCAAATACTGGCCCTCTATGAAGAAACGCTAAACGAAGTCTATGCGAAACTTAAGAAATAATAGTCATTTATCCAGTATAAGTGAACGAGGGCTGAGGGAGTGATCCAAACACCGCCTTTTTTGATGTAACATTGAAGAACGTTTATCTCCCAATGAAGCCATTTTTTCAATTATGTTTAAATAGTTGAACAACCATATATACATCATGAGCCTTGATCAGAAGCTGAGAAAGGAAATAGAAAAGTTTGAGCATTTGAATAACCCCCTACATTTCTACTGCAGACTACTTGATATGAAGGTACCACATTATGAAGCTCTCAAGTTTGTCAGAGAGAAATATGAGCCAATCTACAAACAGATAATGTACATGATCACCCCGCATGATATATAAACACAAAAGAAAAGTGATGAATTCTTAGCGAAAAGCTTAAATATTACATAACTATTAAGACAAATCATGAATAAACTGGCTTCTAAAACGATACAGCAGATTAAACTGAGTGATATCAAACCGTATGAACGCAATGCAAAGAAGCATCCAAAGGCACAGATTGAGAAAATCAAGCTCAGCATTGACAAGTTCGGTTTCAGAAACCCAATACTATTGGATAAGGAGAATACAATCATAGCTGGCCATGGAAGGGTAATGGCAGCTAAGCAGCTCAAGATCAAAGAAGTACCGGCTATCTATGTTGAAGATCTGAACGATTCTGAACTGAAAGCGTACAGGATCATGGATAACAAATCAGCTGAATCAGAATGGGACTTTGACTTTCTGAAGCAGGAGTTCACTGATCTGAAAGATTTAGACTTAGACCTGGACCTCACAGGGTTTGATGCATTGGACATATCTGAAGTGATGGGTGTTGAAAAGCCTGACATAAAAGAAGATGAAATCCCTGTGAACGCATACTCAAGGGCTAAATCAAAGACTAAGATCAAGGCGGGTAACATATTCAAGCTTGGTAATCATAGGCTTATGTGTGCTGACTGTACCGATGAAAGCAACGTCAGGAAACTAATGGATGGAAACAAGGCAGACATACTATTTACTGATCCCCCCTATGGCATGGGCGGAAGTAATGTGGTTGGTGGAAGGAATAAATTACAAATCCCTGGGGATGAGAAAGATCCACAAGAATTTTATGATTGTTTGCCACAGGATATCCCAGAGAGATATGTTTGGGGAAATTACAAAAATCTTAGGCATAATATAAAAGAAGACCCAACTGATGTTATTGTATGGGTTAAGAACAATTTTGGACTCGGTAGAGGATATAGGGGCCAATATGAACTCTGTTTCTATTTTGGAGGATTTCAAGGGAGTGATAGTGATGTATGGGAATATCCCAGAGTACAAAGGCACGTACACCCAACACAAAAACCTATAGGAGTAATTGCTCGGGGACTAAAGAATAGTCCAGGCACGAATGTTTTAGATCCATTCGGAGGATCAGGTTCAACGCTAATGGCTTGTGAACAACTCAACCGTTCTTGTTACATGATGGAGATAGACCCTGTATACTGTCAGATCATCATTGATCGATGGGAGAAGTTTACAGGTAAAACCTGCGAGAAAGTAGCAAAATGACGACACACTTAACCACAAATCTTAAGAAGAAGACATTTCTTGAGGCATTCATAAAGGCTGGCTGTAACATATCAAAGGGCTGTGATGGTGCTAAGATTGAACGGAAGACATACTACAGGTGGGTTGAGAAGGATCCAACATTTCTAACCAGGGTTAATGCTGCCAGGGAGAAACTTAAGGATATGGTTGAATCTAAGATGGTTGATGAAATGCTGAATAAGGGTAATACTCCTCTTTTGATACATTACAGCCGGACCAAGATGCGTGACCGTGGCTATCAGGATGTACAGAAGGTTGAGCATTCCGGTGAGATTCAGCATGGGCATGATGTGTTGATCACTGCTTTTGAGAAGCGTCAGAAGGAATTGGACATCACCCCAGAGGTTATTGAAGCACCCAAACCTGACCCCAGTATACCAATTTGTGTAAATCCTCCGGTGGACACACCTATTTTTCATAAGGTTTCTTGTGATAGTTCTAACATTGAAGCCTATGCTTATAATGAAGAATTGAAGAAAATCCATATCTGGTACAAGACATCACCAGAGACATATTATGAGTACGATTGCAAGCCTGGAGAGTTCAGAGGTCTGGAGGCAGCTGAGAGCAAGGGATCATATATAAACAGAGCCTTTGGCAAGCGCAAGTTTGTGAAGGTTGAAGGTGGGAAAGATGAAGCTAAAGACCAAAATTAGGATATTGTGTGAGGTTGGAGATATGACAGCTTTTATCCTGGCTTTGATTGCTGCAGGCATATACAATAATTCTGATGTTTACGGATATAACTTCATTCCAGCAGGTTTGATTTTTATTGCCATGATGATATATCGGAAGATTGGAACTCTAAAACCATGAGTATACAATACACCAAACTTGAGAAAGCACAGTTGTATTATTCTGAACACCCTTATGAGTATGTTGTGGATGTGATGGGGGTCAGACCCTGTAAAGTTTCTAAACAACAATGGTTTGCTATGTCACCTGAGAACCATGAGGCTTATAGAAAGCAGGTTAAGATGCATCCTGAAGTAACCTGGCAGCAGAAGGAAGTGTTGGATGCTATACCACATTGCTTTAAGAACCGGATACCCATTGCTATCAGGTCTGGCCATGGTATAGGTAAATCAACCTTAATAGCTTGGATAATCATCTGGGCCATGAACAATCTACCGTTTATCAAGATCCCATGCACCGCTGGAAAAGAGAAACAGATCAAGGATATCCTATGGGCTGAGCTTGCCAAGTGGCACAGGAAGTTACCTGAATATATCAAAAAGAATAACTACTGGACAGCTACAGAATATCGAAGTACTAAGTATGGTGAGGATTGGTTTGCTGTTGCAAGGACAGCTACACAACCAGAGAATATGCAGGGGTTCCACGCACCGTATCTACTGTTCTTGATTGATGAAGCACCGGCTGTTATGCATGAGATATTTGAAGTAATCATTGGGGCATTGAGTACTCAGGGATCCCTACTGATCATGACCGGCAATCCAACACTGCTTGAAGGAGAATTCTACAATGCCTTTCATAAGAATAGACATCTGTACAAATTATTCAATTTCAGTAGCGCAGACAGTCCACTGGTTGATAAGAGTTATCCGCAAGATGTAGCAGCCAAGTATGGTGGTGACTCAGACATATATCGGGTCCGAGTCTTAGGTGATTTCCCGCTTGCAGGTGAGGATGTGTTTATTGCAATGCATGAGGTTGAGGCTGCTGTCGGTAGAGAGGATACAAGGTACACTCAAGTGGGCACTATAAGTATAGGTGTAGATGTGGCCAGATTCGGTGATGATGAAACAATTCTAAGCGTTAGGCGTGGCAACAAGATCATCCATCAGGAAGCATGGCGTAAGAAGTCTACAGTTGAAAGTGCCGGCAGGATTTACAACTTCATAATGAAACATTTTAATAACCTTGGATTTAAGGTCAGAGTAGCAGTTGATGATACTGGCGTTGGTGGTGGCGTTACTGATCAGTTGAACTACAACGTGAGGCGTGATGATAATGATTGGATTCAGATCATACCTGAGAACTTTGGCGGTAAACCTGTGATGAAGGATGAACGTGGCAACCTCTTGTATAAGAACCGTGGCACTGAACTCTGGGCACACATCCGTGATAATATTAAAAAGCTTGATCTGCCTGATGATGAAGAGCTGGTTGCACAGCTTAGCACCAGGAAGTACCACCATGGGAATGATGGCTTGATTGAGCTTGAACGTAAGAAAGATATGAAGAAAAGAGGCTTGAAGAGTCCGGATCGTGCTGATGCATTAGCTTTGACGTTTAGTGATTGCATCCGTAATGAAGGCGGGCTTGTAGTGGCTTGATGGGACAAAAAGAGATAATTGAATACCTGGAGAAACAGAACGGAAGATTCTGTACAGCTCAAGAAATCATCTCAAATGTAAAGTCCGGCAGAAGGAGTGTATACCGTTGCATTGGATGGTTGGTAAGAAGGGCAGAGATTGATTCAGTATATGTTGAATCAGATCAATCCGGTCCAGGTATCACAGGGGTAAAGAATGTCTGGAAGTACGCAGTCACAAAATAAACAATAAATGGAGGAAGAAACATGAACCCAGAAGATTTGATAAAAGCACCAATTAAGGTAGCAAAGGATTTAGTTGACCTGAGCAAGCCTGTCAAAACCAGACTCATCAACAGGTACAAAGAGCTAAAGAAACTGAGCCAGGCAAAGAATGAGAAAATAATGCGTGGCAGACTTGTTGATTGGCACACAACACCACCAACGATGAATATATGCAAGCTTGAGATGTATATGTCAGCTGGTGATGGAAAGATAAGTTATGAAGAATACAGAGGCATAACTGAGAAGAATAAGTGTATCCACAATGAATGGAAAGAAGGGATGCCAAATAGAGAGAAGGGTCTTGAAGTCAAGAATGTAGTTGTTGGTAACAAATGGCTTAATGAGAGATCAGAACCAATTGTTGAAGCATTTGTTGTTGAGACAATCAAAGCAATGAAACCTATCAAGGTAGTTAGGGAAGAGGTTGACAATGAGTAATGACGTAAAATTTAGCATTAAAAAGGATGGTGTTAATCTAAAGATCAAGCGGGATCTTCCAGATATTATCCTGACACCTAAAGCAATCTGTGAGAGTGTTGGAGCTATAAGGGCTGCAGTTGCTGAAGATAAACAGAAGTTGATTAACATTGACATCCAGAAGGTACAGACCATAGAATCGCTTGAGGAAGCAAAGAAGAAACTTGCTGACATTGAGAAGCATTATGAGTCTGCGCATAATATCCAGTTGGCTCTTGCAAAGAAACTGATGAATGATGTTGGTATACTTACTGAACAGGAAATCAGGGATCAGTATAAGTATGATGATGGGCTGACTGATAAAGGGAACGACTGCCAGCGGTTTGCACAATATCAGAGGGCAATGGCAACAAATCCGGTTATTGCAACAGCATTATGCGCCGATGTGATCAAGGAGTTCTTTTACAATAATGAGGACTTCATCAACCCCTTCAAGCCAAAATCATAATAGTGTTTAAATAGTAAAATAGTACAATGATGTACTATTCACACTTATGGGATTCATTGAAAACTTAGCTACATTGAAAGCGTTGTTCCTTGAGAGAGATATACAACTTCAATCTGTCGCCGTGGAAGAAGAGAAGTTGGCTGTATATCCTCAATGGTACCTGAGTGCCAGGTTAGGGCAACCCCGTGTAAACTTCAACCTAACAGAACTTAGACAGTTCGCTAAATCTGAATGGGTCCAGATGGTGAACATGGCTATTAAGAAAGCTGTGCAGAAAACACCACACAAGATAGTTCTTGAAGATGAGGAGTCGGAAGAAGACATTGCTCTTTATGCTGCTGATGTTGATAAGATCAATCAGTTCTTAGGGAGAGTGAACCAGAACGGTGACAATATCAATGACTTGAATTCTTCAATTGTTACTGACCTTCTTGAGATTGATGCAGGTGTTATGACTAAAGCTTATTCAGAAGCATCCTATGTTGATGGCTTTATTGAAATGAAAGATCTTGCTGGTAATCTGATTCAGACTGTACCGCAGAAGATTCTCAAACCATTTGGCAAGAGGGAGCTATTGCAAATCTTTGATCAGGATGGTGGTATGTTCTTTAAGAATGTAGACATCTACAAGAGATCCCATGGATACTATCAATACAGTTTCAAGCATCCAAAGGCAGCTCCACGTTGGTTCGGTAATGATGAGTTATCATACTTCATGATGAACCGCAGACCTGACTCAGTATATGGTTGGGCACCGTTGCAATCCATCCAGCAGATAATTGAAGTCATGATCCAGAGTACACGATTCAATAAAGAGATATTTCTACAGAACCTTATCCCAGACGCATTAGTATTCCTAAAGAATGCAAACGATGAATCACTGAAGAAGGCTGCTACTGATTGGAAGAAGAACTTTAAAGGCAAAGCTCACAAGCTTGGCTTCTTGAACGGTGACAATGCTTCCCTGGTCCACCTTCAGAAGAACCTAAGAGATATGGAATGGCTTGAAGGTCAGAAGTGGTATTATCATCTGGTGTTCGGGATCTATGGTGTAAGTCCAGAAGAGGCAGGCTTTATTGAAGATGTAAACAGATCAACACAAGAAGGCCAGGAACGAGTCACTATGAAGAATGCTATCAAGCCTTACCTTGATTTGCTTGAAAGAAGAATCAATAATGATATCATTCCAGAGATCCTACAGAAGCCGGATATCAAAGTCAAGTTCAAATTCTTTACAGAAGATAAGCAGGCAGAGGTTGCTCTATTCAATCAACAGATACAGGAGATAACTATTGGTGCAATGACTATCAATGAGTACCGAAGATTGAAAGGTCTTGATGATGTTGAGTGGGGTGAAACTCCAGGTCAAGGTTCAGATGAGTTGTTTGGTCAAGACCCTTTTGCTGGTGGTTCGTTTGGTAACCAAGGGAATCCTGGTGATAAGGAGAAAGATCCAAAGAAGGCCAAGGAAGACAAGGAAAAGGAAAAGACTTATAGAAATAAGTTTGAGAAGTTCCTTGTAGCAAAATGAGCCTTGCTAATGTTAAGCCCTGGTATAAACACATTACAGATTCATCAGCAGGTACTGTGATATATAACGGCTATGCAGAACCTGGTACTGCATTAGGTGCTGCCGGTTGGTTGATTACCAGGCAGACTATTACTGGTGCTGTTATGGTGTTGGAACACGCAGACTCAGACAGAAACTTTGATAATGTTTGGGATGATAGGGCAACACTAACCTATGGGTAATAATATGAGGAAATGGATAATTTTGTTAATTGTGGTTATTCTATTAGTTGGGATTATTTCAGCAACAGATTATATATCACCAATCAAGCTTGACATCACAAACAATCCCTGGACCTATAAGACTCAATGGCTAAGAAGCGGTAACTTCTCAGGCGAAACTTTGATTGCCGATAATATCAGTGTTGATTGGTTACAGGTTAATGACAGATTAGATTCTCCCTCTTTACATAGTGATGGAAATGATACACACTTCCACGGAGAAGGATTTTTTAATGGGAATGTAACAGCACCAAACATTGAGGTGATGGAGCAGTTAATTGTTCATGGGAATACAAGCTGTACCGGTAAGGCTGTAAACTGTTCAGCATTTGATTATAATTTGATGGCTTGTGGATTTACACCCTGGGATGGGCAGCAAGGATGTTTCATTGATTGGTGGGATGGTGATTGCCTTGGAGTGGCCGTAAACTGCAGTGATATGTCTACTGCAACTTGTCAGTTTCAATCGGGTTGTCAGGCAACAGTAGGCAGTAATGGATTTACGTTTGATTCTGATGGATTCACCGGCAACTTTAATATCACTACTACTGGCGAAATAATAACCTCAAGTTTAAATGTATCAGGGAATGTGACCTTGGGAGGTTGCATTTACTTAGAGTTTGGATATATCGGGGTGAATTGCACATGAAGGCTATATTTTATATTTTGATATTGATGTCTTTGATGATGGCTACATCGGTTACTTCAAACACTTTCGTGATTACGGATTTTCAATATGGTAGTAATTCTAATACTTCAACTGATGTAACTGTTGAACTAAGTAATACTCATGCTGATGCTGATGCTTCAATAGTTGGATGGTGGCAGTTTACTGATAATGCCAGTGATAGTTCGGGGTATGGAAATGATGGTACTGTTAGCGGTGCAACCCATATACATGAACATTATGATTTTGATGGAACTAATGATGTTATTAATGTTGGAACAGATACAAGTTTAGATTTATATAATCTGAATTTTACATGGTCTGTTTGGGTTAATGCAAGTGGTTCTTCTACCAAAAGAGTGATTTTTATGAATAATTTTTTTTATGGAGGAGATGATGGATATATGCTTAGACTTAATGATGACCCAACAAATAAATTACGATTCTTTGTTGGTAGTACTTCTCATTTTTCTGATACAGGGATTACTATGAATGAATGGACACATATAGTAATTACCTTTAATGGAACTGGAGGAGTATTCTATAATAATGGAATATCAATAGGTTCATATAATTCAGCAAGTAAACCATCATCCAGCCCATTAAAAAATTATATTGGTGCTGAAATAACTGCAAGTTATTTTAACGGATTAATGGACGAATTAATAATATATAACCGTTCTTTATCTCCAGCAGAACTTACAGCACTCTATGCCAAAGGATTATACAACCATCAAGGCAATTATACATCAGCAATATATGATGCTGGAGATACTGTAGATTGGGATACTTTGAATGTCTCAATATCTGAACCAGGTTCTACTAATGTCACATTTCAGACAAGAGAAATCAATATGAGCAAACCTAATATAAGTGATACAGACCTTATTGGGTTCTGGCCTTTGAATGAAACTGGTAATTGTTCGGATTATTCAAATCATGGAAACGATGGTACTGCTGGAGGGGGGGTTATATGTGGTGGAATTGATACTGATACTGTATTTGAAGGTGAAAATATATCTTATTTTGATGGTAGTGATGATTATATAACAACTGGCGCTGATTTAATGTTCAATATTACTGATAATATTACTTTAAGCACATGGGTTAAACCAAATTCAGCACAAACTAATTATGCTGTAATAGTCGGGAAAAATGGTTGTTATATGTTACAAAGAGAAAATGTTGCTGGAAAATATGCTATGCAAATCTATAACCAAGGTGATACTTGGTATAGGGCTTATGATGATGTTTTAGCTACCTCTTATGATGGGACCAAGTGGTATCAATTTACTGGGACTTATGATGGAGCAAATATACTATTTTATAAAAATGGCAATTTGATAGCAAATACAAGTATTGTTGGAAATGCTTTACAAGCTCCAACTACAGCTATTGTAATTGGGAGGGCTGTTCATGGAAATGAGTTTGGTGGTGATATAGCTTATGTTTCATTATATAATCGAACACTCTCACAAGATGAAATCATAGATATAAGTTCATGGCAAGCTTGCACTCTTGACCCAGCTCATACACTTTGTAATATAACTTCTGGGGATAGTAGGTTCATTCAAGCAAGAGCAACACTTAATAGTGCATCACAAAATTCAACACCTATCTTTACTAACTTGACTTATGCTTGGGATAATATTACTGCACCAACACCTGCACCAACACCTGCATTAGATCGTGTATTTGAGATTGGAACATCAATACCAAATTATGAACTCGCTTTTCTTGTCAAGGATGTAGGGGAAGCTATGAGGATTGATAAAAATGGTTATGTTGGGATCAATGCTAATCCAGTATATCCGTTGCAAGTTAATAGGACTCTCAATGGTACAAGTATATGGGCCTCTGGTAATATTATTGCAACAGAATTCAGTGGTTCACAGAACTGGACTGACAACCAGAACTATCCCTCTGCCTGTCCAACTTACTCTGCTATAACCCAATTAAATGACTCTGTTACTTGTACATCTTATGAACTTATGAGTACACTTAATGTAACAGGTAACGCTACCATTGCTGGAGATATTGATGCTGCCAGGTTGAATTTAGTTACAATTTCCCATAATTCGGCAGGTGGTATCCCAAAAACAATAATTGATACTCAAGTAGACCATTATTTACAGATAGGTGATGCAACAGCTACCCGTACACATTGGGTACATAGCCCAGACGATTTATTAATTTCTGGAAAATTAGAAGTTGATGGTACAGCTTATTTTGACGATTCCCTGGAGATGTGGGGCAGTTCGATAAATATGAAAGGTACAGATTTCACTTTTTATGCACCCGATGCTAATGTTGCAGCACAATTTTATGCAAGTGATACTTATGACCAATCTGGATTAATGGTAACTCCGTATGCTGGTAGTCAGTTCATAATAGGGGCTGTAAATCTACACACTGATTATGACCATGTTCCACAAACAAACCCAACTTTATATGTTCATTCAGCAACAGACCCAGATACCAACAATACTGAATGGATATCATTGACACATGACCAGACCAACGGAGTTATTGAATTAGGAACCGGACTCCTTAATGTCAAAGGGAGTATGAATGTAACAGGAAGTTTTTATAATGAAGTCCCCCATATGTACGGATTGGCTACAGAAGTTCACACAGTTGCAGTAATAGATACTTGGTATAATCTAACTTTCAATAGTAGTTTAGGTGAAGTTGAAAATATCTCTTTTTTATATAATAATACTGTCATGATCGGAGAAGATGGTGACTATTTAATTAATTTTGGTGTTTCATCTGCTGATTCCTCTCCATCCCCAACTTCTCATGTAGCTATAAGGGTTGCAAATAAAGGAGTTGAAATAGCAGGAACATATAAGGAATTTGACCCTTCTAAACAAAATAGACAGAGTTGGTTAGACCATACTTGGTATGGAGAATTAGAAGCAGGAGATGAACTCAATATGCAATATATTGCAAGTGATGTAGATGTTACAATTGATAGTCACGGAACTTATGCAACAACACCTTTCGTAGCCTATGGCTTTATAACAAAAGAACATGACTAAGATAGAAATAACCCTGGGAGTTTTATTAGTTGCATTAATTGGTATTGGGATCACGATACTACCAGAGGATACACATTATTCATCATGTCTTAATATAACAAAACATTGTGAAAGGTTAAGCAGTACAGGTCTTACTTGTTATCCTCACAGTGATACAACTAAGGGCAAGAAATACTCTGTGTGCGGTTGGGATGCAATCATCAATGATTCTGTTCCACCAGCCGAAACAAAAGCAAAGCAATACTTATGTTCACCTAATGGATGTAAAGTTAAGGAGAGATACGATGCTTCAAATTAAATTTGATGTAATGCAAAGATTGTACAAGTGGCACAAAGAGTCCACACGCAAGACCCCGACTATTCATTACTCTGAGGAGACTGACAGGTTTATCTTCTACATGAAGAACTATGAGGGTTGGAAGTACTTTGCTATTGTATTGAAGACAGACATTCTTGAGTTCGCTGATTATACCAATGATATTGTTGAAGCCTGCAATGATTTCCGGAACTCATATTGTCAGCAGTGTGTTGTCTTAGTCCCTGAGACTATCATTGAAGAGCCTGAGTTTGAACACTTTGATATTGACATTGAAAAACCTATCACAAAGGAAAGCGATATTATCAACCCTGGTGAAGATGTAGTTGAACAGTCTGAGGATTATGAAAGCTTCTTCAAGAATGTCATAACGGCTTGGGAAAAGAGAGTGTTGAGGGATCTGCATAAGGTTGATTTAAACAAGAGCCTTGAATATACAACCAAGACTTTTGGTGAGTTCCTTAATGTATTGATGAATACGATTAACACCGGACCTTTCCTAAGTAAGATTCGGATACTGATCACCGATGTCATGAAGGATGGCGTTGAGTCTGTTGAAGATGAATTGAAAATGGACATAGGGTTCACTGTTGAACATACCAGGCAGGCCAAGATATTTGAGGACCAACAACTCAATGGTTACAATATCCACGGTAAGAGATGGCACGGGATCAAGGGCGCAACCAAACAATTACAGACAAAGATACTTCTCAGAGTTCAGGAGGGTATGAAGGATAAAAAGACATTACCGGAACTCACTAAGGATGTGCAGGAAGTATTCACCCAGGCTAAGGAAGGCCAAGCTGTCATGATTGCCAGGACTGAATCAAACCGGTTTGTTAATCAGAGCAAGATCATATCTTATAAGAAGAGCAATATTGTCAAAGGTAAGCAGTGGAAGACACATATAGACCAAAGAACCGGTGATATTGACAAGAGATTGAACGGTCAGGTTAGAGGACTTGATGAGCCTTTTCAGGATCCTGGCACAGGAAAGTACTTCATGCATCCACCGGCTCATCCGAATTGCAGATGCGTTCTGAAAGCTGTACTTGGCAAGAAATCATAATTGTGTTTAAATAGTTAATTTCTAATATACCCTATAATATGGATAAAATCTTAATGCACGGAACGATATTTAAGAATTCTGCAGGTAAATATTCTTGTGTCCTTTCAGATGATAGTGTTGATCGGGAAGATGAAATGGTTGGAAAGTCATTCTTTGAAGATTCAATTAAACGTAGAGATCGAATCCGGATGATGATTGATCATGAGAATAAAGCCTTAAACAGAATTGGTGATTGGATAAATCAGAAGGTCATGAAGGTTGATGGGCACAATGCGCTTATTGCAGAGCCTAAGTTTTTCAAGAGCAACCCAAATTCTAAGGTAATCCAGGGAATGCTTGGCGAGGGCGCAGAATTAGACCTAAGCATTGGTGCTTTACCTACGAGCTATGATGAAGTCACAATCGGAAATTCTACTAAAAAGAGATATACCAAAGGCGAGATTTTTGAAGCAAGTTGGGTTGGCATTGGTGCCAATAAGAATTCAACCGCCATGAGGATTGCAAAAAGTCTGGGATTAATAGGTAGTCCTGAAGACCCAATTAAAGAAACTGTGGAGGCACAGAAGACTATGGAAGAAAAAGAAATTACGGATATTCTGAAGTCAAACACCGAAGAGATCATGAAGTCTGTTGACGAGAAATTTGATGCTCTAAGGAAAGAGATGGAAGAAAAAGCTGCTGATCCAGAACCTGAAAAGGATCCTGAACCAGCAACTGAACCAACACCTCCAGTGGAACCAACACCCCCTGTTGATTCTGAGGAGAAGAAAGCTTTGGATACAATGACAATGAAGTACCAAAATCTTGAGAAAGAAATGGTTGAACTTAAAACAGTACACAAAGCAAAGCATGATGAACCTGACCCCAAAGAAGAAGAAAAGGCAAGAATCAAGAAAGGATTGCCGATAATTAGGATGTGATTCAAATGAATACAAAAGGATTTGGACAAGTTGCAATTGACAGATCAGAAGCAGAGAATCTCTTTGACAAGACATTCGGAGAGCTGGCTGTAGGGCGTGATGAGTTTAGCGGATCATCTAAGGAATATTACAACCCTTGGAACAAAGTTGACAAGAGACTTGAGATCAAAGACAGTATCCAAAAGTCGAGCATAACAACTCAGACCGGTGGAGCTGGTACTGCAGGTACAGCACTTATCCCTGTATACGTTGATTCTGCTGTTGTTGACAGAACGGACAGATTGACACCATTGACTGACTTGCTACCACGAAGAGCAGTTAGAGGATTGACCTATGATTACATCCCTCTGACAGCAAAGGGCGGAGCTGCATGGGCACTTGAAGATGCTGCAATTGCAGACCAGATTGATACATACGACAGAACCTCTGTTCCTATGCGATATCTTTATGCTAAAGGCAGAATCACTGGACCAGCAATGGCAGGTATGCGTGGATTCATTGACCCTGAGAGTCTTGATCTAAGAGTTAAGGTTAAGTCTATCAAGGAAGCTGAAGAAGATGCTATCATCAACGGAGATCAGGCTACTAACATTGAAGAGTTCAATGGGATGATTAAGTCTATCACAACCAACACTACCAATAAGAGTGATGCCTATGTTACATTATCAGATATCAGGGCTGAACTTGCAACAACCTTCAATGCAAATGGAATGGTTACACTGGCAGTTACAGACGCAAGCACACACAACTACATCAAAGGTTTGCTTCTTGACATCCAGAGACAACCAGCACCACCTGCTGAAGGTTTGCCGTTTGGTATCCCTGGATCGTTCAGCTTTGATGGAGTTGATTTCATCAAGGATAGGTATATGCCAACCACATCAGCTTCAAGGAGAATCTTGATGTTGGATATGAGATATGTCTTCATGGCTGTTCTTCAAGATGTAACCTATGAAGAGAAGTTTAACGACAATGATAACTACCCATATTTGCTTAAGGAGTACCTTGCTTTGGTAATGACCTTCGAGGCTTCCAGTTCGCAAATCTATGGTATCAAGTAGGTGATGAAGAATGGTAGTAGTAGTTGAAACATTCAGGAAAAAAGCTGTAGTAGGCGACCTAAAATTTCTGTTAATTCAGAGTTCGGCTGCCTGTGATTCTGCACATACCATTGACCTTGGTAGCGATACCTTTGCTGGTGCAGCAATGACTGAGATTCTTCTGACGTTGGTTCAGGATGATGCAGGTCAGGATGAAGAGGCAACCTGGGTCCCAGGAACAGGAGTAGTTACGATGGGAACACTATCAGCAACAGGTATTCATAATATCCTGATAATAGGATATTAGGAGGAGAATATGACAGCAGTAATTGAAACATTCAGAAAAGAAGTGATAATAGGTGATATAAAGGTTCTGTTAATCCAGAGTTCGGCAGTTTGTGCAACAGGTCATACCATTGACTTGGGAAGTGACACTTTTGCAGGAGCAGCCATAACTGAGATTTGTCTGACCCTTTTGCAAGATGATGCAGGAGCAGACAAAGACAGCAGTTGGGATCCGGACACAGGCATAATCACGCTTGGAACCATTGTTACTGGTATTCATAATATAGCTATTATTGGGTACTAAACATTTTTTTTATTTTTATTAACGATGACTGTATCAAGTGGCCTGGGACTGCTTGGTGAAAGCACTCTGTAAACTACAGAGGGGCAAACAACTCCCAGGGAGAAAGAAAATGGGAAACGGATTTAGAACAAGCCCTGTTGGTGGAATAGCAGCACCGCCTTACACAAATGGGCCATACACATTCAGCGAACACATAACCTTTGCTTCTGCCACAATTGTAGGTAATGAAGGTGAAGCTTGGTTTGTAGATCAGACAAACGGCTCAACATCTAATTCTGGCAAAGGATGGAATGACGCATTGACTTTAATACAGGATGCTATTGATCTTGCAGGTGCCGGAGATAATATCTATGTAACCGCTGCATTGATAACAGACTTTACTGGAGATCCAACAAGCTATACTGAGAACTTAGTAATTGGAGCAGATACACCAAGCTTATCAATCATCGGCGTAAGTCGTGGAAGAACTCAGGGCGGACTGCCACAACTCAAAGTAGGTTCAACCACAACTCAGGCACTTCTAACAATAAGGGCCGCAGGATGTCTAATCGTAAATATGGGCTTCAATGGTGCTGGTGCTACAGGTGGAGGTATTCTATTGGATGATGATTATTCAACTAAGACTGCTTTCGGTACGTCGATAGTTAATTGTCACTTCAAGAATTGTAAGGGGCCAGACGTAGACGATGCAAAAGAAGGTGGAGCAATCCAATGGACTACAGAAGGTAATGCTTGGCAAGTATTAATCTCTGGATGCAGATTCTACAAAAATGTGGCGGACATTACTTTGATGGGAACAACCAACACAAGGCCACAAGATGTAGTGATTGAAGATTGTGATATGTCTGGTTATGCAGCACATACAGATTGCAACATCTATGCAGGTGGTAGTGGATTTGGTTCAGTCAAGATTGACAACTGTAGATTTGGACAACTACCAGCTATCGGTGCAAATGTCGCAAGATATATGGAATTAACAGGAACTCTAAGCGGTACGGTAACTAATTGCACCTTTGGATGTGAAGGTAATGATGCTGGAACTGCATTGACCTTTAAAGCAGCTGGAACTGGAGCAAACATTCCCGTAACCGTGCATTTCGTTAAAAATTACGGACAAAGTGTAACCTCTAATGAATCTGCAGAGCTAACAATAGCATAAATTATTTTTTTCCTTTTTATTAAAAGGGAAGGAGACTGAAAATGATACACAAAGGAGAAACTGTAAGTGTGAGACTTGAGAGAGGAAGAGAGCATGATTGGGTTACTCTTCGGGACGGTGATGTTGTACCTGAAAAGGTTAAGCATCGGTTTGAACAACCAGAAGAAGTTGTTGCTGAAGTTCCAAAGGAAGAACCAGTTGGTGTTCTTGATGAAGTCCCAGAGGAAGTTGAGCCTGAATCAAAATCACCTGATGAGCTTGCTGCCATGGATAAGGATGAACTCAATGATCATGCATCTGATCTTGGACTGAAGAAAGAGATCACAGGAAAGATGCGTAAGAAGACTATCATCAAAAAGATTCTTGCACACATGAGAAAATAAGTGAGGCTATAAATGACACTTGAAAATATAAACGACTTGATGAGAGAAGATTACAAGTGGGATGGCTGGCAACAAGCCGAGAAAGAGATCACATTTGCTGGTGGTACTACAAATGCTATTGGTGACCATGATGGAACAGGAGATCCGTTTGATATATTCACCGTGACCGGTACGGTTGTTGTGAAGATTGTTGGCATCTGTACTACAAATCTTGCTGGTGCTGCAACCCTCGAGGTTGGGATAACAGGAAATACTGCTGCCATTTTAGCACAAGTAGCAGACGCAACAGCTATTGATGCTGGCGATATTTGGCATGATGCAACCGTTGATGCTGGAATTGAACTTGAATCAGTTATGGTTGAAGAAATACTCGGGAACAGTCAGGACGTAATTGGAACTGTCGGTACAGCTAATATTACTGCAGGTGTGATTAAGTTCATCTGTCTTTGGAAGCCTCTCAGTATCAATGGTGATGTAACCGCAGCATAAAGATGAAAAGAACCATATCAATCATCATAGCAATAGTGATTCTTGTACTGATGAGTACACTTGCTTCTTCAATTGAAAACGTGCCTTATGGAAATACTGATTATAGGGACTTATGGAATATCACCAGTGTTGATTATCTCGAATGTAATACTTCTAATGTTACCGGGGACCTAACTGTTGGTGGTTCCTTTTCTGTTGATACTCTATCAGTAACAAATCTTACTGCAAGTGATTATATCTCTGCTGCTCGTATGGATATAACACAAATCACAACTGCTATCAATTTACAACTAATTAAAACATCAGGCTTAGGTAGAGTCTTAGATATTGTTACAGATTCAATCAATCATGCTATTCATGTTGAGACCTCAGCAGGAGTATCTGCAGTTTCATCTATGATGAAATTACTTGCTTCTAATGCAACTTATGATGAAGAAGTATTGGAGATTAGAAATGATGGTGTAGGTACTGGTTTATTTATTGACCAGAATGGTGATGCTGTTGCTGTTGATATTGATTCAGAAGCAAATAGCAGTTATGGTCTTAGAGTAACTACCGGCATGGGTGGCCATCCTGCTTGGTTAGGTACAGATGCAGAAAATTATGTTAAAGTATCACACAATTCAACTGCTGACGGTTTATTGTATGTTTATAGGGATATGACTTCAGCAACGACCAATGGACCTACTATGGCTATCAAACAAGATAACTCTGGTGACGACCAAGACGTCCTCAGTATCTACAATGACGGTACAGGAAACGCACTTGACATAGATAATAATGGGGATGTAATGGGTATGATAATTGATTCAGCTGCAACTTCTTCTACTAAGTATGGGCTTAAAGTAAGGGCACAAAAAGGTGCAGGACCACTCGCCATCTTTGCTAATGAATCAGAAGATTTCTATATCAAAACTGAAAGTACAAATGCTAATGGTGCAAATTGGTTCTATCGAAATATTCAAAGTGGTATCACTGCTGGACCACTTGTATTCATCGAACAGGATTCTTCAGGTGACGACCAACCGGCCTTAAAGATTCAACAAGATGGAACAAGTTATGGTATCCAGATAAATCAATTCGGTGCTTCTCACGCATTGAGAATTTATCATTACAATGGTAGTGGTGATTTGATTAAGGGTCAAACAGATTCAGTAGAATCTAATGCTATTGACATTAGAACTGATAAATCTTTTATAGGAACCGGAACTGAATCATTTGTATATTTCGCAATAAGTAATGCAACCTCCACTGGTACTGGATTCTTAATGGATTATGACGGTAATGGTACTGCTGTTTATATTGATGCTGAAGGTATGGCCGAAACAAACTTTGGAATGGATATAGTTACAGGCAAAGGTGCAACAGCTCTAAGGACAAGGTATGGGGCAAGCAATAATGGTATGGTTCGTCTATCTGTAGATCCGAACAATGCTTCAGAAAGAACTGGCTCAAATGAATTTTATAGGAATCTGGACCTATCTTTTACTGCAATCCCTATTGTAAGTATTTGGCAAGATCATACAGGTGACGACCAGGTAGCTTTGGTAATTCGGCAAGATAGTACGACTGCAGCAGCACTAAAGATTGATGATTCTGTTGGCAATGGCACAATATGTTATAATGCTGATTGTTCCTCTTGGGGTAATGCCTCATGCAGAGGGTGGCCTAACGGTGGAGTTGAAGGTTCGGGGTGTTAAGATGGCCCACCGAATAAAGATTGGAGTTTTAATTCTTGTTATTCTTAGCAGTAGTATCTATTTGTTATTACCTGGATCACTCCGTATTGATTTCAAACCTACTTATACTGGATTCTCTGTGGCAGAAGATGGAGGGTATGTCTTAGCTGCTGAAGAGAGAGTTATCCTTTGGGATGGTTCTAAGAAGATGAGGGCTAAGAATAGAACGATCAATTATACTATTGATGGTCCAATGATAACCTGGGAAAGGGTTGTTCATTATAAGGATAACATCACCCAGATCACGTACATGACGTTTGATAGTAGGACTCCAGATTTAAGGTTTATTCCACTTTCTGAAATCCATTCCTGTTATAACTGTGAAGGTAAGATACTCTCGTTTCAATATAGCAAGATCACCTATGATGGTGAGTCTCAAGACATAACAAGTCCGTTTGGGTTTGGGCACAACATGGTTATTGAATGGCAGGACGGTGCTTACTATCAAAAGGTTAAGACCTATAAGACCGTTGCTCCAAAGATTTTTATTAAGTATCGGCCTTTAGTTAGTAGTGTGACTTATAGTGTAAGAATGTATGATCCAGAACCTTCTTCGATGCTGATAATTAATCTAACTGGTGATGTGGAATCAACTTGGCTAAACAGTACCGGTAACAGAAGACATATATTCACTGCTGTTGATGGTGCTACATGGGTGAATAAATCCTTCTGTAAATGGTATGGTTGCTTCAACTTCACAAAAGATAGTACCGATAAAATATCTTCAGCTTTGAATGCTTCTTTAAATAATGGTATGGCCATTTGTTTGTGGCAGAAGTATACTACACAACCAGGTAGCAATTCACAGAGTTTATTCGCTATGGGTACAGGACAAAACATTAAATGGCTTACGGAGAATCAATACAGTGTCCATGTTGAATGGGATGCTGCAACTGGAAAAGCAACAGATGATTATGGTGAGAGGAGTACTGCTGGTTATTGGTCATACAACTGTTATCAATATGATGAGAAGAATGTGACAGTATGGGTGGATGGTACACTCCAAGCCAATTCAAGTACTCCTTATGGGAATCTCAACTATACGATTGGTGAATTGATAACAATAGGGTATGGTCAATTTAGTTCAATTAACATGGAAGGATATATTGATGAGCTTCTGATCTGGAATGGAACGCCACTTAACAACAGCTATGTATATGATCTATGGGATAAGCAAAGGCTTGGTACACCACCAGAGATTGATCTGTTCTTGCACAACGTAACATATTCACTTCCTATAAATTGGAGTGACCGGAACAACAGCTTCTATAAATTAAATGTGTTCAACGTAACATTCACTATCCAGAACTTCGGGACTAACAATTCAAATCTTTATAACTGGTCCTTTGATTGTTCTCTTAATGGGTCAGTCACACAGATCTGCAATGGAACAAATCAAACAGATAGTTATGCTGATACAATCTTTACCTGTCATTGGGCGGATCCCAGAAGTGGATTTCACGATTGTACTTTTAGAGTTGATATTGGTAAAAACAATACTGAGAGTGATGAGGATAACAATAATGAGACTGTGTATGTGCCTTATTTAGCAAGACCGTGGGGCTTATGGAATAGGACTCAATTCTTTGGAACCTATGAACAGTTTTTTACAAATACAAGTAATCCCGTACCTTATGCAACTTATACACAGCTGAGGGTAAAAGAAGCTGATGATTTTAACGCTGGATGGGATGCTGATGATGTAGACCCAAGGGGAAAGAAAGGGCGTGAGAATGCAATAGCTTGTGTAATCAATGGATGGTCCAATTATCCTGGTAAAACTATGTGTGATAGAGCCTACAATCATTTAGACGGATGGAGTGGAATAGCTGCCTCTACCTATACAAATGTACAAACTATCCATGAATTATTCCATGTAGGTCTGACATTTGATTATATGTTTCCTAATTTGACACAAGCACAAGCTATCAATTACAGTAGAGATTTTGAGGCTATATGCCAGGGTATTACTCAGCTTGTAAATACCAGACCTTATGATGATACTGATGATACTATCAGTGGTGACAATGGTAAAGGTTTTGGATCAGGTATGGGTGGCTTCTGTTATATGCTATTAGGTGCAAGTGCAGATAATCCCAGTTTGCTTTTACACGCTATTGATAAGTATGATTCACCAAACATTGCAAAGGAATGGATGGACCGTGAGATTTCTTACTACAGAGCATATAAGAATGATTCGTGGGCTAATTATCAGGAGGGTTGGTTATACAAGTCCTATTCACAAAATCACCTTATGGAGAACGCTTGGCTTATGAAACGATATAATCTAAGGGATGATATCAATGACTATCAAAATATGTACTGTGCGTGGGGTAGAGAAATTATCACTCAGCAGCTTGATCATACTTATCTTGGTTCTACTTATCGAAGGGATGAACCTAACCATCAAAGATATATTAGCAGGGGAGATACAAACAGTTACCAAGACATATCTGACTATAATCTTATTGAGTGCGATGTCATGCTTTATGATGCTCTCCTATGTAATGACAAGAATATCAAAGAAACATTAATGTGGCTAAGGGACTTATATAAAGCCACTGGTGATTGCAAGTGGCCACCTCCTGACTTGTATCTCTATTCACAATTAGAACTGGAAATTACAAGTAAGAAGTCTCCAGAAGAGAGTAACATTTCGTTGATTGCATTTGACAATGCTAATGATATTTTTATGATGAGGGACAATTACAGTTACCGGAATGATACTTTGTTGCACGTTGATGGTGGAGAAGAAAGAGGTGGTGGACATTCACAGGCTCAGGGATATATGTTATATGCACTTGGTGAACCGTTTATTGATGAAGTCCAGGTCCCATTTGATAATGATGTTGCAGCTGATACCTGGAAGAATGGTATTTCTTTCAGGGACATGACTCAGACAGATGAAGGGCTTAATGGTGAATACTCTGCAACTTGTGGAAATGCCCCAAAGAGTCAATACTATGGGATGAGTGATTGTGCTTCTGCAAGTTTCTCAACAGACTATCCAGATTATAGGAGGTTCCCTATGATGTACGGTGGTGACTTAGAGAATCCATTTGGTACTGCTGATGCTGAGTTTGGTGGTGTATTTGTCTGGAGACCACAGGAGAATACAAGTGATGTTAAGGAATACTTTGTTAAGTATAATGATATGGTTGTCAAGCGATCCTCCGTGAACGCATCAAATGAGACAAAATTCTTCCATAACTTTATTTGGGTTTATAATGAATTTGGGCTTACCTTGAATGATACAAATTTCACACAGAACAACAGTGGTAGGAATATGATCACCGAGCTTCATTACTCACAGTATGGGTTGAACATATCTGGTGGGGAAACTAATATAGCTATCAGTTTTGCCAAAACAAAAAACGATAATCCTGGGAAGAATTATTCACGGGTTTTATTCTATAATGGGACCCAGGGAGAAAATGATGTATTGCATACCCATCACTGGTACTTAGACGGTGAACAGAAAGCTATTGTCTATGTATCTAATGCAGCCAATGATAGTGGTGTTCAATTCAACGGTACTCACAAAGTTATCTTTGATTGGAATGAGGATGGTAAGGCAGTTGATGGTGCGCTTGAAACTGATGGTTGGGCCTTAGCATATAAAGGTGCTACTGAGGCTGGAGCTTTCAATGCAACTTTTATAGATGTCGGTACTTACAACATAACCCAAGCAAATGATTCAATTTCTATGTTCATCACGAGGAGTGCTACAGAGATGGTACTGACTGCAAATACTTGGGAACGTGCAGACTATATTGATGAACCCAGGACTGTCCGGATCATTGTAAACACAACAGATATAGGGACAGATAATCATAGTGTCCTAAAGAATGGTGTGACTGCTGTATCTATTGTGAAGGAGAGTCTGAATAATGTGACCTTCGATGTTACAACCGGTCAGAATGGAGATTACTATACAATCGCTGATGCGGTAGCAGGAGTTACAACGCTTGGCATTGATTGGGTGACACCTTATGCTAATGGGAACCATTCACAGCATGAGAACTATACATATAGTGTAGATGTCACTTGTCATAATGGCCCTTGTGTTGTGAATGTCAGTCTTGATCCAGCATCCGATATGGGCAAGAATCTGAGTATGTTCTTTCCGTTCAATGAGACTTCAGGCACTATCGGTTATGATTTGGCTGGACCATACTTAAATAATCTGACCTTGAAAGATGGTGCATACTTCGGCAACTTCACTAACGGATGGAGGTCTGTTTATGATGGCACAAATGATTATTCACAAACAACAGATGTGACAGGGATCCAATATGGTCTGACTGAGAGTGTCAGTATTTGTGCTGTAGTTAATCAATCAGAAACACCCCCTGCAGAGGTATATTTTGGTTGGAGTTTTAATAGCAGATGGTCTTTAAAACAAGAGACAGATGGTAAGTATTCATTACAAGCCAATGGTTGCGGTGATGTCTCAACGACAGGCACCTTCAGTTTCAATAAAGAGAGACACATTTGTGTTGTGTTCGATAATCCCGCAGATACAATAGTATTTTATATAAACGGTTCAGTGGTTGCAGATAGTGGTGGATGTAATCAGGATTCAAATACTACTATTACCAGAATAAGAGTTGCAACAAGAGATGGTGGTGCTTGGGTTAATGGTACGATTGGTTTCTTTAGAGTATATTCTGGCTATGCTCTCAATGCAACAGAAGTAAGTGATATCAATAAATCAGATTTCAAACCTGTTACTGCCGTCGGTTGTACTCCAAACATCACAAATACATCATGGACTGAATGGAGAAACCTTACTTGTTTATCAACGGACTATTATAATCAATCAAGCAACCTTACTGAGTATGATGCTAATGATTGCGGTGCAGCTAATGTAACTTATGTTAGATATAATGTCACCAATGAAACCTGTGTTTACCCGAAGAGTGGACTTATTCAATCATGCGATGCTACACCATTTTGCACAAATGATACAAACGCAAATACATCATTCACTATCCAAGACGGTGCAAAGGTTAGATTCTATTGGAGAGTTAATGCAACCGGTAGTGAAGGAAACACATACAGTTTCTTTGCTAACGTAACACTGGCAACAGATTCATCAATCAAGAACTCAACAAGTATTCTAAACATTACTATCGGTGCTCTTGGTGGTAGTCCTTGTGATTGTCCGAATACAGATACTAACTGGGAGTTTGACGGAACTGATAATTGTAGTATCTCTACTGCCTGTGACATTGGTACAGGAAACATTACATTTATCAGTGCCGGTACAACATTTTTCAATAACACAATCACTTTTGCCAATAGGGGCGCACCCTCTAATGGACATATCCTAACATTCGGTGAGAATTACAAAGGTATTATAACAGGTTAAAGGAGATGAAAAAATGACAATAAGCGCAATAAGAAACACAATCATACTGGGCAGTGCATTAGGCGGTTCAAGCGGTGATACTGGAAGGACTTATACAATTCCTGTCACAAGCGGTTCAAGTCTACAGGGAAGTTCTGTTGAGGTCAATTCAAACCGAACAGATTTTATCCAAGGTGCAAGTTATGATTACTCGATGAGTGGGACAACTCTGACAATCAATCTGCCAATAAATGATGCAGATGTTCTCACAATTCGGTGGGTTGAATCGACTACAGCTACAACTACTACTGGATCATATTATGCAGACACCTTAACCGTTGTTCGCACTGCCGGTCTTGGGATAGATGTCATTGATGAGAATGTTGGCACAGGTGATACTACCAATAAGTATTTTACATTAGATAATCAAAAGGTCATAGCTGGAAGTTATACGGTATCTTATGCAGCCAGTGGAAGTACTGACTTCACTGATCTAACAGAGACAACCCATTACACACTTGACAAAGATGCAGGTAGGATTGTATTGACAACTGCCGGTCTGACTGCTCTTGCTTCAAACATTCTATACGTTAAGTATGTTTATTCAGCACAGATCACAGATACTGAGCTTGCCACATTACTTCCACGGATGGATGAGGAGGTTGAACGTATGACCGGAAGGGTCTGGGATACACCTGCTGCTGCAGTAGGTTACTTTGATACTCGTAGAAGCTTTATCTATCCAACAACTGATGAACCTTATGCCCGTGATTGGGATGAGAACGATGAGCTTCAGCTTCCAGGCAACATAACTGAAGTGAACTATGTGTACTTCCTTAGAAAGAATGCAACCTATGATGCTGTGTATTCAAGTGACGGTGGTACATATTCAGATAACACTGTTGAAGCTAACTCACTTGAGGGGACTGCTTTTAATGTCTTTGCTACAACTCCAGCAAATGATGATGAGATATACTTTGGTGTCAGTAGTAGATTCTTTGGTATGACAACCAGGCTTGCAACCATTGGCGTTGATACAGGTACAACTGATGTGACTTGGTATTATTACAACGGAACAACTTGGGTGGCTTTTACTCCAACAGCTCAGACATCCGGTGCTGATGATTTCACTGCAGGAGGTAGGCTTACCTGGGACTATTTGGATGCCTGGGAAAAGACTACAGTAAACAGTTCAGATAGTATGTATTTCATTAAGGCCGTCTGTACTACTGCCGATTATTCAACAGCTCCCACGATGAGGTATGCAGCCCTTGACAATGATTCAGTTGTAAGTGAAGAGATCCCTTTAAGTTCAATTGATTGGGACAGTTCAGGTAGAATCACATTCCTTGATAAGAGGGTTCCTAATGGCAACCGGATGGTGAAGGTTGTATACAAAGCTGGTGAGACAACAACCAACGTCTTGAT